ACGTAGACTGGTGGTTCAGCCACCATGTTGAACCCATAGGCAACAAAGAACAAGTCGAAACTATCCAAGAATCTTGGTAGTTCCTTCAAATCCATAATCGCTACTGAGTCATCCCCATTGTTAACCAATTTGAAACTTAGTCCTAAAACCTCCTTCCAATGTAGTAAAACGCTGGTCATCAAAATCACATTTCCAACAGATGTGTTCATATCACCGGACATCCTTCCAGTTGCTTTATATTCAAAATCGTAGGTATCCCCTTTCCCCTTGCAATAATTCACAAGTTGGTGCCGGAGCAAGCCATGCAATTCACCACACCCAGGAAACAATCGCTTGTAAACTGAGTGTTCGAAATCCAAAGCATACTCCGACACATGTTGGTCAAACCTGCTAGCATCCAGCCCTACCGCAACTGGACAGGAAAATGACTCCCATTTCCTCACTATCTGCCGAGCCATCGCTGACAAAGTGCAATGCTTAAAAACTGTTTCTTCTCCCCATAACGCATCTATACCCTTGTAAATAGCCAGTTCATTGCGTTTATTTATGTACTGACCAAGGAGTATGTTGTACTTAGGTGATCTTGGTGAGATGATCCTAGGGTCCTTATCCGAAGTCTGAACTAGTTCCCATTTTACAAAAATGTTAACATGTACATCCCTAGGGAAAAGTTTCCTATTATCAATCAACTCCTGAAGCGCTTCTGCGTAAACCTGGTATTTTGCCTTAGGTCTACTTTCAACAAACTCCTCCGGAGTGATCTTCTTCACTTTAACAACCCGAGCCAACCGCCTCCCGATGCCCCATACGTTACCGTACCACACAGGTGTTAGCTTCTTACTAGGAAAGAATTCAGATTTCTCCAATTTTTCCATGGGTCGAAGCTCAAGCTTCTCGAGCAATCGCTTGGGCAGCCAATGGTATTTTCCAATCAGCGTTCCGTACGAAAACCCGGGATTCTTTATCACCAGGACTCTGTTAACAATCCCGATAAACATATTGTGTGATGAAGAGTTAAAACAGCTCCACTGCCCAACGACACCCGTCGGGCCCACAAACTTATTCAATGATCTAAGAGGTCTATTTCTAAAGTGCAACGTTAGGCCCTCAACTTCAACAATCCGTTTGTCGAACGTTGGCCACTGCATCCTAGGCGTAGCAAGGCATTGACATGCCCAACGTTGCCCTATCAGTCACTCTTGATCACTGCTAAATGCTCTGCGGTTCATAACCTCCCTGCGTACCTTCGGTAGGTAGTTGCTCATGGCAACGTCGGAAAGTTGATGCCCCATGCTGACTTGGCTATTGCCAGAGACCGTATT